TCAGCAACCAAACATGGCGTGACGCAAAAGGTAGGTTTTTAAGCTTTGATACTATGTCAAAATGGATTAGCCGATCTGTTTATTTGACCGGCATAAAGCCTTCCTATTACTACTCGATGGCAATCGACGAAACATTAAAGCAGGCAATAAACTTGTTGCAAGCAGGTATTGAGAAGGACATAGACATTTTTTTAAAGGACAATTTCTCTCGCACCTATGAAATTACAATAACTATCTAATGCCATATACTCTTAATCAATCGACAACAGGTTTGCATGGTTCATACGATGATTTTATCTATGTAGTCAAAGACACAGATAACGTAACTGATCCAAAATATCGCTATGCGTGTCAGGTAACAGTAGGTTCAACAGTAGAGGCAATCTTGTTACAGCTTCCTAATAATGCAAACGCAGCAGTATTCAATTTACGTAATGTGATTGCACAGGCTGTAAAGCAGGATGAAGACATTTTAAACTTAGGTAAATCAAGCAGCAATGTTTTAAGCACAAGCACAAATGCTTTTCGCACAGTTAGTTTAAACTTTGGGTACAGCAAAGCAACAAGCGCAGACACAGAACCGACAATAACGTTAGGTCAAGCATCAGCAAGTGTGGAAGTAGTCAACGGAAACTTTACCCTGGCAACTACGAACATTATTGACAACGCAGATAGCGATGCGTATGTACCGGACGCGAACACAAAATATATGCTCAGTGATATTCCTGTTACTGATTTAGGGCTAAAAACTGATGTGCTTTTTGACGGGATAACAAAAACAAGTTGGGCAACATTAGCCTTTTTAAACAATTCCGATTCCCTAGCAACACATGTTGGCTACAGATATTACAATGGATCAACGGTATTAACCACTACGGTCATTGCAAACAACAGCACGAATGGTGGGCAAAACCCAAGTTCTGCATCGAATGATGGTGAACGTTTAATTTACGTGGCAGTCGGAACGGCAAATTTAGCGACACAGACAGCGACTTATCTTAATCCAGGTGCAAGCAACAATGATGGTTGGACACATTACGAAGTGGTATTGGGTAGTGCTGCTGATGCTTTTGCAAATCCTGTAAGCCAAACGTACAAGTTTTATCGTTTGCCGTGTACTAAGTTTCAAAGCGCAAATGACTTTTATAGTGTGCATTGGTGGAACAGCAAAGGAGGCATTGACAATCTAGTTTTAAGTGGGCTTTCTGAATTAACGCAAAACATGGAGCGCACGGACTTTAGACAGATAGGAGGAAACAGCTTCAATGCTGATGGGGACAATACGGATTACGTAAAGTACGCTTATGAAGGTGGTAAGACACAAAGCAAGATTCGTACAACAACAACTCTGAAGCTAAATACAGCCTTTGGCAATCCTGATGAACTAGCACCTTTGCTTATGTCATTAATGAGTAGCGAAAGGGTCTATATAACACCGTCAAAAGATTATGGGCTAAATGCTAATGAGCAAAACACATACGGATATGTTCGAGGCTTTGTTAGTGGCAATCAGTTTATGCGAAAATCAGCAGTAAAAGATGGGTTGTCATCGTATGAAGTAAACATCGAAGTAGCACGTAAAAGAGCAATGCGCTAATGGCACAGCTTGTAGCAATTGTACAAAGTGGAACTACGCAGTACGAATTAGACGTACCTAATATTCCTATAGAACTGAACTTTCAGTTTCAAGACTTGAACGATCCGCTTGCGAGTAAATCGCCATACACGTTCAACTTTAAGCTACCAATGACAAGAACAAATATTAAGTTCTTTTCATACTACCATGATTTTAATGTTAGCCTAGGGTCGTTTCAGCCAACTATTCGCACTAAGGTGCAGCTTTATGAAGAAGGCATTTTATTAATGGAAGGTACGTTGCAATTATATGCAGCAAGCGACAACGAATTTACAGTTAATATAGTCGAGCAATTAGCAGACTTATTTGAACAGATAAGGGATTTATCATGGGAAGAGTTATTTACAAGTGACGCAGGTGTAGACACAGATTTAGATCACGCTTTAAATTGGTCAAACATTATTAGTTCCTGGACAACGACAAATGATGTAACAACAGGGGGAGTAGGTGCAGGCACAATTGTTTATCCGCTGTCCGATTGGGGGCAAAACTCAACTAACAATCAAGGCAACGAAGGAGTAGGTTTAGGTTTTGTGTATGGCAATGGCGGTTTTGGAATGGGTAATAGTGGTGGATTAGCACCATTAGCAGCGAAAAACTTTAAACCGGCTATACGCATACAGTATCTAATTGAATACATATTTCAATATGCAGGTCTTGTATACAACAGTGCTTTTTTAGATGCAGCAGACTTTCGTAAAATTTACATGTTTCTTGCTACAGAAACAGAACGCGCAGTTAGTCGTGCATCTTACGGGTTTAGAGTTGGTTTAACTTCTAGCGTTGCCATACCTGCTTCCAATGCAGGTATATATCAAACACTTGCGTTCACAGACGAATCAAGTTCAGCCTTCTACGATCCAGACGGACTAATTAATGCGGCAGGGGCATTCATAGTTCCTTATGATGGTGACTATTATTTGACAAGTAGGTTAATTTGTAATGTACCAACCGTTACAAGCAATTCTAGTTATAGCGTACAAGCGCGTTTTCTTGTTAACGGTCAAAATGTATCGCAAACAAATCTTATCCAATGCACACCTACCGAAACGTGCCTGGCAGATTTTGCCGCTTTATTAGAACTAAACGCAGGCGATGTTGTGACGGTACAAGCACTTCATAACAATATAGATGATGGCGTAGTTTTTTCTAATACAGATGCAGCAGGTGTTTCTTTATTTGCACTATCGACATACACAGCTACAGCCGGTTTTGTTGATGTGTCTGCGAATTTCCCTGATGTTAGTGTGGACGAATGGTTAAGGGCTATATGCGAAAAGTTCAATTTAATAATGGTGACTAAGCGCACCGATCCGGGCGTGGTTTTTATAGAGCCTTGGAATGATTGGTGGGAATCAGGAACAACAAGAAAAGACTTTACTAATAAAGTTGATGCAGATAGCATAGTCATTGAGCCAACAACTAAATACCAAAAAAAGCTTTATAAGTTTCAGGATGCTGAAGGCGAGGATTTTCCGAATCGGTGGTTTCAAGCGCATTATCGAAAAATCTATGGACGGTACTATTTTGAAAACGATAACGACTTTGCGACAGATACGCAGGAGTCAAGTGAAGTATTTCAACCTCTAAGACTAAGACCTGTCTTTGCCAACATACAAAACACGGGGGCAAGTTTAATTCCTAATGTGTTGTGTCCTACGTTTTGGGATTGGCACGATGGCAGTAATGGTTCAATTTATCTAAAGGAGTTTGTTGAATGCAAGCCTGTTCTTGCTTATTACAATGGCTTACAGGATATAGGAAATGGTGGGCAATTTAATTATGGCGGTACGCTATATGACAACTACCCATATTTTGCAGAATACAATACGGTAGGAGTTACAACGGCAACAAACAGCTTGCAATGGGGATATAGTTATCCGGATAATTTACAAGCACCATTTGTTAGTAACGGAAACACACCTGGCATCACAACTAATTACTTGTTTAATAAGTATTGGCTGCGCATGATGAATGAGTTGTTTAGCCGATCAAGCAGGTTAATGTCTTGTAAGCTAAACCTGACCACAACTGATTTATACAAATTAGACTTCAACGATTTAATTTTTATTGAAGGTTCATATTGGCGCATTTTGTCAATTAGCAATTTTGCTTTAAATCAAGAGCGTTTATGTCAGGCTGAATTGATAAAAGTAATTGATGCTCCAAAAAGCGTACAGCTAAAAGAATGCAATCAAACAGTTAGTTCTTTCAATGTAGATGGCACAGTCAATTTTGTCAATGCAGAAACAGGATTAAGCGCAACGCCTACAGAACGCTGTTGTGTAGCTAATGGTTTTTTGTGGGACAATACGCGCAGCGTTTGCTTTTACTTAACAGGCACAGACACAACTAGCCCAAATCCAAACGCGCCTAGCGGTAAATCGCAACCTTTGCCTTCGCGTAATACAGCAGCATCAAGCGCAGTGCCTGTTGCTGTAGACAATAGAAGTTTTGTTTTTGAAAATATTGTTGGTGGTGACTATACGTTACGCATGTTTGCCACTACCACAAGCGCATCGGCTGTAAATGCGAAATCAGATCAAGGAGAAAGCAACATTCCTGTACCACCAGATACAATTGCCTATGTTTCGTATGATGTGACAATGATACATGTTGGAGGTAGCGCGGCAAGCGTAGGAGAAGCAAGCAATTTTACAGCGCGAGTAGCAATTGCGAATACTAGAGATGCAGCTGCAAATGCGCCTACATTACGAACCGTCGGGGGTGCGCCAACAATTGTAAATACACAAAAAGACAGTGGTGTTACGGCTTCTACGGGAATTCAAACAGTACAAAGAGGAGCAGGAGCAGAAGCCAATTTTACAATTACATGCACAGGTGAATTAGATGTAAGGGCGCAATGGCTGCTTGAAGTAAAAGTGCAATATGTACAGATTAGCGGATTAGATGTAATCTCTGATGCCGCAGCATATTTTAATTTGACAGGCAATGTCAAAATACATTTGAATCTTAGCAATAACGAAACACTTGATTTTAACCTATGAAATATTGGATCAATGCTATAGGGTATGGGTTGCCAACAGCAATTCGAATAATGGTTGCAAAACGAGTAAAAGGGAATCCCTTGTTTCGAACATGGTATGGGATGCGCGACGTAAACACAAGCAGTTGGGATAAAGTAAAACTGATAATGACAAACAGATATGGCAAGCGAAGTAAAGCTGAAAATTAAAGGCGAAGAAACTGTCACGGAGGCAACAGAAAAAGCCGGGGAAGCTGTTGAAAATTTTGGCAAACGAGCAGCAAGAGCAGGTAAAGGCGCAAAGAAAGATTGGGCAGGTGTTGGCGATTTGTTTAGTCAGTTCTTGCCACGCGGATTTCAGCGTACTATACGAGCATTTAAATCTACACAGCGACAAGTAGGTAGGTTATCGCGTGGCTTTAAAGCCTTAAAAGGCGCAATTGCAGCGACAGGCATTGGTGCTTTAGTTGTTGCCCTGGGAATGCTAGTTGACAATTGGGATAAGATAAAAGGAGCAATCCAAGGCGCAAATGAAGAAACTAAACAAGCGGTTGCAGACAGCGAGAAACTAGTAGAAGCGAGCAAAGAACAGCTAGACAATATTTCGGCTACCGAAAACATCTTAAAGCTTCAAGGCAAAACTGAGGAGGAGATTTTAATGATGCGTATGGCAGCAACTGATGAGGCAATCACACAGCAACGCATCTTTATTGAAAACTTAAAGACACAAAAAGAAGAAGAAACTGCTGCCGCTACACGCATAACAAATACTACAAAAGCAATTATTGGCTTAACGCTGTTTCCGTTGGTTGCAGCATTAGGCATAATTGACACAATCACAGGTGGGCTTGCGGATTTAGGCGTACTAGATAAAGGAACTAGTCTTGCAAATGATGCGCTAGATAGTGTAACAGGTTTAGTGTTTGATCCACCTGAAAAAGTAGCAGAAGATGCTGATGCTAGTATTGCTGAAGCTGAAAGACAATTACAGCGGCTAGAAAACACAAGAGCAGGTTACACGCTACGCCAACAACAAGCAGACGAACAAAAACAAGCTGAAGCTGACCGCAAGCAAGAAGCAATTGACAAGCAAAGACTAGCTGATGAGAAGTATGTACGCGAACAGTTGTTTAGGCTTAATCAGGAATATGATGTTCGCAGCCTAGAAAGCCAGGACGAACAAGCCAAGAAACGTTTAGAACAACAGTTCAATGCAGATTATCTACGGCTGATACAAGCCGGTGCAACTTATGATGCGTTGCTTGCCTTACAGCGCAAGTACGATATGGACGTTGCGGAAATAGACGCGCAAGCTGCAACACGCATTAGCGATCAACAAGCTAGTTTGCAGGATCAGCTTTACGAGCAAGGACTAACTGAGTACGAACGCAGGGAAATGCAGTTAATGCAGGAATACGAAAGGCGTATAGAACTTGCAAACGGCAACGAAGAACTGATTGCACAAGTAGAAGCAGATTATATTGCTAAGTCAAACAAGCTAACAAAGGAAAGCGAAGAGGAAAAAGAAGATTTGCGGATGCAAGGAATAGATGCCTTTGCTAATGCTACAAGCGGACTATTTAAAACAATAGGGCGTTTATCAGAAGACAACAGCGAAACACAAAAAGGACTAGCTATTGCAGATGTGCTTTTAAATCAAGCAATGGCAATGGCAGGGGCTGTTCGTGGCGCATCAGA